CATTCTGGAGATTACACTACAGAAAACTCTTACGATAATGACTTTGTAATATTATGACAAAAAAAAGAATTAACACTAGAAAAAAAAATAATGGAGAAATCCATGTTGTCAACCTTGATTCTTATACAAGACCAGAGGTTATTGAACAATACAATAAAGAATATGTTGAATATGGAGAAGATAATGATTACTTCCAATATTTAATTGATAGATATAACGGTTCACCCACAAACAATGCAGCTATAAATGGTATATCAGAAATGATATATGGAAAAGGTATTGAAGCTGTAGATAACGAAGACAAACCAAATGAATATAAAGAAATGAAAGGTTTGTTTGAAAAACATACTATGAAAAAAATATGTTATGATTATAAAATGATGGGACAAGCTGCACTTCAAATAATCTATTCTAAGGATAGAAAAAAGATTGTGCAAGTAGAACACATAGCTGTAGAGTCGTTAAGGGCAGAGAAGGCAGGAAAAGACGGTATAATCAAAGCATATTATTATGCAAAAGATTGGAAGGAAGTAACATCAGCAACTAAACTAAGAAGAATACCTGCATTTGGATTAAGTAATTCTGGATTAGAGATACTATATATAAAACCATATAAAGCAGGTTTTTATTACTATGCACCTGTAGGTTATCAAGGTGGTTTGCAATATGCAGAACTTGAAGAAGAAATAGCTAACTATCATATAAATAACATACAAAATGGATTAGCACCAAGCATGTTAATTAACTTTAATAATGGTGTTCCACCAGACGACCAAAGAGAAAGAATTGAACAAAGGATAAAAGAGAAGTTTAGTGGAAGTACAAATGCGGGTAGATTTATCTTAGCGTTTAATGATAGTAAAGAATTAGCTGCAAACATTGAGCCAGTCATATTATCTGATGCTCATGAGCAGTATAAGTTTTTATCTGATGAATCAATGAGAAAAGTAATGGTATCTCATAGAATTGTATCACCTATGTTAGTTGGTATAAAAGATAATACTGGTTTAGGTAATAATGCCGAAGAATTACAAACAGCTTCTATACTCATGGATAATACAGTTATAAGACCGATGCAGGTTACAATACTTGATGAGTTAGAAAAAATATTAGAGTACAATAATATTGAATTAGATATATACTTTAAAACACTACAACCTTTAGAATTTACTGATTTGACTAATGCACTTACTGATGCAGAAATAGAAAAAGAAACAGGTATAAAAAAAGAAGGTGAATCTAAACAAGATGTTGAACAAGAAATAGAAGAATAATGGCAAAAGCACTATTTATAAGAAGAAGTGATATAGTAAAAAACACAGCGTTAAATGCTAATGTTGATACTGATAAGTTTATACAATTTATTGAACTTGCACAAGAAATTCATATACAGAACTTTTTAGGTACTGATTTATATGATAAAATTAGTAATGATATTTTAGGTACGGGTGGTGCTACATTAGCTGGCAATTATTTAACACTTGTAAATGATTTTATACAACCTATGTTAATTCACTATGCTATGGTAGAATATTTACCTTTTGCCAGTTATAGTATAGCTAATGGTGGTGTATTTAAACATCAATCTGAAAACTCACAATTAGTAAGCAAGGAAGAAGTAGATTATTTAGTTCAAAAAGAAAGGGAATATGCAGAATATTATACTCAGAGATTTATTGATTACATGAGTTTTAATCAATCTTTATTTCCAGAATATACTAGCAATTCAAATGATGATATATACCCTGATAAAGATGCTTTATTTCAAGGGTGGGTACTTTAGATAAAAAGAAGACATATAAGCCTAAAAAAGGCAACGTAAAGAAATTGATAATTTATTTAAAAAAAAAGGGAACTAAATAGTTATGGCTACACTTTCAGGTAATAAAATAAAAGACACTTATCAATCGTTAATTAAATTAACGGATAACGGAAACTTAACTACAGGCGCAAAAAGGATAACAGATGGTTTCGGTAATAACAGCCCATTATTTTTATCTACAACACAAATAGGAGTAGGTGTAACACCGACTGTACAATTTCATGCTTCAGGTGATGGTAAGTTTGGTGGCAATCTAACAGTAACAGGAAACTTAGTTGTAGAGGGAAGCTTAACAACTGTAGGAACAGATACACTTACAGTAAAAGACCCACTCATAGTTTTAGCTAATAACAATACATCTACAGACGCTGTTGATATAGGTTTTTATGGTAAATATCGTCCTAGTAGCACAACATTGTTTGCAGGACTATTCAGAGATGAGAGTGATGATAAATTTAAACTATTTAAATCATTACAAGTTGAACCTACAACCACAGTAAACACAAGCGGAACAGGATATACAGCAGCAGGTTTAGAAATAGGTGGTCTTGAAGCTACTACTGGTAATTTTACAGGTGCTATTACAGTAAGCAGTTCAAGTGCACCAGTAATACAATCTACAACAGGCTCTACTGCTGAAAATCTTTTATTGATTGGTACCGATACTTCTGCAGCTTCTGCCCCTGATTTAGTTTTATATAGAAATGCTGGTGCACCTGCAGATAATGACACTTTAGGTGTTGTAGAGTTTAGAGGTAACAATGCTGCTAATAATGGTGTAAAAAGTTATTCAGGTATTTTTTCACGAATAATTGATGGAAGTGAACACAAAGGTGCTTTGACCTTTAGCGTAAATGGTACGAACTATGCGAGTGCTATGGCTATACATAACACAGGCACAAATCAACCAAAAGTTATTATAGGTAATACAGACCCTTTTGCAGTTCCCACACACACTTTAGATGTTGATGGTGATGCAAGTTTTTCAGGTGATATTACAGTAGATGGCGGAGATATAACACTTGGCGGAACAGGAAGAATACAGGGCGTTGATACTGTAAGTGCTTCTACAGATGCAGCTAATAAAGCTTATGTAGATGCACAAATTACAGCCCAAGATTTAGATATAGCTGGTGATAGCGGAACAGGGTCAGTCGATTTAGATTCACAAACATTTACTATTTCAGGTGGCACTAATGTAACAACATCTGTAAGTGGTCAAACAGTAACAATAAATGCAAGTGGTGATGTTGATGGTAGTGGTACTGCTAATGATGTTGTTATGTGGCAAGACAGCAACACATTGACTGATGCACCTATAGCTATTTCAGGTAATAATGCAACTTTTGCAGGTGAAATTGATGTAACTACTAGATACAGAAAAAACGGATATGATATTATATCACAAAATTCAACAGAATTAAGATTGGCACAAGATTCATATTGGCAAAGTTTTTCGGTATATGCGTCAAGTCAGGAAAGAATGTTGATAAATTCTACAGGTGCAACTTTTTCAGGTGGTGTTACTGCAGCGCTTTTAACAATAGATAATACTGTAATTAACAACAACACTATTTCAAATGCTGCAGCTAGTATGGTTTTGGATAGTGCTGGAGATATTGTTTTAGATGCAGATGGCGGTGATATAATACTTAAAGATAATGGTACACAATTTAGTAGTTTAACTAATACTTCTGGTAATTTAATAATTAAATCAGGTGCAACAACAATGTTAACTGGTGATGGTGCTAACGCAACTTTTGCGGGTGATATAACTGTAAGTGGTGGTGATATTGTATTGGGCGGTACAGGAAGAATACAAGGTATAGATACAGTTTCAGCAAGTACAGATGCTGCAAATAAAGCGTATGTCGATGCGCAGGTAGGCTCAGCAGATACACTTACAGAAGTATTATCAAATGGTAATACAACAGGTGGTAACAATATAGTTTTTGGAGATAGTGCAACAATAGGAACTGATGATACATTGATTTTTGGTGCTGGTAATGATTTAAGAATTGCACATAATGGTACAGATTCAGTTATTAGAAACTTTACAGGTGGTTTATTTATTGACCAAGAAGTTGATGATGGAGATATAATATTTAGAAGCGATGATGGTGCAGGGTCTAAAATTGAATATTTTAGATTAGATGGTAGTTCTGTTTTTAATGTATTTAGTAAACAAGTTTATATACCAACTAATGTAAAAGCTACTTTTGGTGATGGCTCAGATTTCCAAATATTCCATACTGGAACTGTAACAACTTTAGATAATTTAACAGGTAATTTACAATTTGTACAAGCGGCAGATAATGCTGATATAATTTTCCAAAATGACGATGGCTCAGGAGGACTTGCTGAATATTTTAGAATTGATGGAGGAAGTGAAAGAAATATAGCATCAAAAGAATTACAACTTTTAAATAATGTTTATTTGACTTTTGGTACTGGTCGAGATTTAAGATTGATACACGATGGCAGCAATAATTTTTTAGAAAGCTATAATCATGATTTATTTATTGACCAACACTTAGACGATGGAGATATAACTTTTAGAAGTGATAATGGGTCAGGAGGACTTACTGAGTATTTAAGAGTTGATGGAGGTGGTCAACTTACCTTTTTTTCAAAGCCACTTCAAATGGCAAGTAGTCAAAAGATATTTATAGGAAACACAGGAGGTTTCCAAATATATCACGATGGTAGTAATAGTTATATAAATGAAACAGGAACTGGCAGTCTTATACTTCAATCATCTGATTTATTTTTAAGAACTAATAGTACAGAAAACGCTATAGTTTGTGCTGCAAACTCAAGTGTAACTTTATATCATAATAACATAGCAAAATTACAAACTACAAGCTCAGGAGTTACTGTTACAGGTGCAGGTATAATCGAAAACACAAGTGCAACAACAAATGATTCTGTTAATGTTTTAAATTTAAAAAGTTTATCATCAGGAACAACTGCAAATGGCTTTGGAGTAGGTGTTGGCTTTTTTACCGAGAACTCAACATATTCAACAGTTAATGAAATTGGTAGAATAGAGGTAGTTGAAACATCTGAAGCAAACCTTGATGATAAGATGATTTTTTATGTCAAAGATAATAATGTACTTGCTGAAAGATTAAATATAACAGGTTCAGGTGCAACTTTTGCAGGAAATATTACATTTGGCGATAGTCATTTTATTGGAGATGATGGTAATGACAATCTATTATTACAAGGGTCAAGTGGAGAGAGTGTTATTGTAAACTCTCAAGTTGCTATTAATTTAAGAACAAACAATGGTAGTGATGCTTTGACTTTAGATAGTTCACAAAACGCAACTTTTGCAGGTGATGTTACATTGTCTGATGGTAGTTTAAACATTACACAATCAGTTGGTACAGATACATTTAC